TTGAAACAATGCGTGCAATCTATTGAGGCATAAACGACCGGTGTGTAATCTGTCTTTTGTTTTGGCTTGCATTCATCTGAGCAATATATTCTTTGTGGTGTATAAATTGTCGAAAAGTATGCTAGTTCGCAACCTTTACAGATTCCAATTAATTGCCTTGGTTTTCTGTTTAAAACATTAACGCGCCTGGTTACTGCTCTTAGGTTTTCTTTTCTATTATCAAGCGAGTTATGGTTGATATGATCAACGTCTAACCGACCATTGTAACCAAGCACGACTCGGTGCATTCTTATATCGCACATTTTTTCGTCAATCATTGATGTTCTTATTGCGTAAACATTACCACCCTCTCTATTTGGTTTAGCTTTCCATTTATATTGGTTTAACGCTTTATAATCGGCATCATCAACTATTGCATAAGCATGATTTCCAACGGCGTACTTTCCCCTCAATCTAATAGCTTGCATTATCTTTTCCTTGTTATTGCATCAAAACATACACAAAACGCCATAAATAACCCTGGTTTGTACCTCACCCTTATAGCTGCTTGTGTGCTGTCAAGTGAGAAGTTAAAGAAATATAGGGCAACTTTTCACTCAATTTTTCGCCCTTTGCTACCACGATTATGCGTGTTGGTATGATCAATTCCGCCAACTTTATATTCGGGCGGTAACTTGGGCTGACCTAATTTAAAATAAATCATCTATAACCAGGGGCGTAAACTCACCCATATAAGCGCCCAATATGTTAAACATCATAAACTCCCTGGCTTCATCAAACCCCATGCCTTGATCGACCAGGTTGTCTAATATCTTTTCTGTCGAATAAGCCACCACTGGATTGCCATGGACCTGAGCCACCCCGATGATTGCGGAATCTAATCCATCCATGAACAACATCTTTGGAAACTCTTCACTATATAGACACTCTATTTGATCGCGCATATCATGGTCACTCAATCGCCCACCTCGTCTTTATACTCATGCTCGGCTGCCTGGTATCCGTCCCAATCTTCTACACCATGGAGCTGCAAGTATTCGAGTAACTCGCTGTCCTTTTGGATTAGGTAATAATATTCACGGTCCACCATTATCTTAGGCCGGTTACTCAACGCATCTTCTAGGGCTTTTGTCATTGGTCACGCTCCTTGTAAAATATATGCTCATCAATACGATTGATCGTTTCCATCTGCTCAACCCAATAAGGCGGATCAATCCAGGTGGCATGGTAATGGGTGGCACCCTCTGAAAAATCATTAACCTGGCCCGTATAGATTCGATGGGCCATGATCTTTGCCTGGCTAAATGCTGCCAGGTCGGTGGGCTTATCGCTCAAACCATCGCACCACCAGGAATAAGCACAAGCGTTTCGGATAGGAATATTTTTATTATCTGCCCTATATTTTGCGGATTTTACAACCTCACAAACGGTACCAGGGTAATGCTCATGCTTAACCCGGTTCATCACACTGAGGCCAACCATATATTGGCCAGCCTGGCTTTGGTTGCGTGCCTCAAAGTACAAATTTAACGCCAGGCATAACACGGCTTCACCAATCACCTTGCCGTCGCCATGGCATACGCTAACTGCTTATTAAAGATCGCGTTAGCTCTACCAAACACCACGTCACCTGTGATCTCATAGAATGGGAATTTCGCTTGGTATCCACGGCTTTTGCGCCATTGCGCGACCATGCGAATACGCTGGTTATTTTTTGGCCCATAACGCTGCCAAATGCCCGAATTCTCATCACCTTGCATCCCCTTGGGCACCCCACTGAAAAACTTGGCTTTGTTAGCCATGGCTTTTTTAACGTAGTTCCTTGGAAGGTTTCCGTATTTGTTTAATTTGCTATTCTTTGCCGGGTGGACCAAGGCGCTTTTTTTAGCCCTTGCAATACCTCCCTCAATCGAATATTTCATATAAGAGCGGTTCGCCGCTGCACCATCTATATAAACCTCAGACATTAAGTTTCGTTTGTTTGCTTTCTTGTATCTAAAACCTTTAATAGTGAAAGGCGTGGGCCGGTCCAAATGTTTCGGGGCTTGCTTCTTTTCTTGCTGCATGGCTTCAAAGGCCAATTTGGTTAAAGTGGTGGCAATCGCAAACGGCACCTGGCGTTTAGCGGTCTTGCTTAACCCTCGCTGTATCGAATTAATGTTGGTCGTTATATTCAAATCCATTATATGTTCCTTATTTCCAATCTTTTATCCAGGGTGATCGACGCTTGCCGATTCGCCCCGCTTGGCTACTCGACATTTTTTTAACTTCTACCGCTTCACTTGGCGTCCATCCCCTGCTAATGCGTCGGCGTATTCTGCTGGCTGGCAAATCGCTGCGCTCGGCAATTTGTTTGATTGTTAGCTGTTCCCCATTTAATTCGTATTTTTTGGGTTTTAGCAAAAAGTCGCCCCCTCCATTATTTTTTCTCGATACACCGAATAAAACATTTCTGGCGATACAGTCACGGTGTAGGCTTCAATCGTTCCCCAGGCGACGCCCTCCATAAACAAGTGACCTGGTAAAATCACCCGCCAGCGGCGTCGATCTTTGTACCAAAGCACGGGTATCTGTTTTGCAATGGCTGCCTGGCTGACGGCTTGTTGCCACCATCCACTGATCTGTCCAGGGCGTGCCTCGGAATAATTCTTAATCTCCAAAGCTATTGGCCAAATCTGCTCATCACCATCTAATACCAAATCATGGCCACCGCCCCTGGTTTGCTCCAGGTTGCGTTTTAATTTGATGCCCAGGTTAAGGGCAATTAATCCCGCCACTTCCCTTTCTGCGCTTGCGCCTTTTCTTTGACTGTTAACCAAAATTTAACCCTTTTGAAATTATTGTTTCTCGCTGCTTTTTTTATATGTATTAATATATTGGGGGTCTTAAAGCCCCATATATATATTTATATATATAGTTATGCCGCACAAGATATGCCGCAAAACTGCCGCGTTTATCGCCAGCTATATGGTCGTTTTGATTTCTACGCCGCACTATGCCGCAAACCCAAAAAAGACTATGCCGCAAGAAATCGTTTCTACGCCGCATAACTGCCGCACTTTTCAAGGCATAATTGGTTACTTTTTGTACAGTTAAATTGGTCATTTTTATATGCCTTTATAGATAAAAGATGCACCATTGGAATGTCGGTTGCCCCGCTCTAAATGCTCAATCTGTCCCTTTTTATCCATGCTATAGACAATGCTTTCTATGGTGGAAAAGCTAATATTGTATTTGTCTTGCTTGGCTAGTTTTAGCAATTGCTTGGGGTAATAATTGGCTCTGTTTTGCATTGATAGATTTATGTTTCTATCCTTGCAATAACCTATCTTTTCAATAATCCATTTCTTGTTTAAATCATAGGTTAGCTGGTCCACAAAATTATCCACGTCGGCTTGATGGTGTGGAACAAAACCATCACCGTTATGCTTAAAATCTATTTCTAAATCTTTTTTGCCATAATTGTTTTTCATAATCTTCATGGTGATACAACCCTTTTCTGGGTTAGGGAAAAGCCACCACCTACAACGCCCAGTATTGCTCCAGGCGGTCGAACCACCAGCGCCCGTTCCATTGGCCATACCTGACGCCGACGGGTGGCATAACAGAGCCAAGGCCATTTCAAACTCCAATGCCAACGACGTTAAACAGCCCTGTATATATCGACGCACCTGCTGCCTGTCGATTTCGTTACCACCAAACGTATCTGCGGCTGTGTCAATAGTGAGCATGGCGGGTTTTATATCGCCCACTTTTTCTCGCAACTGGTGCCATATTTGAGTTTTAACGCCATTGACGTTTTTGCCATCAAATTCCATTAATAAATTGTCTTGGGCTGGTCGTGCGCTTAAATAAAGATCATCTAAGCCCCTAAAATCCATGCCATACAATGTATTGATTGACGCCTGGCGTCGGTGTAGCTGGTCAATATCATCTTCACAAAAGAAACCCATTGCTGGACCTTCTGCACATTCGACGCCCATAAATGGCCGCCCGGTAACCACACACGACATTAATTGCTGTATCAACTGGGTTTTACCCACGCCACCGTCACCATAAATAAGTGTGGTTTGGCTCCTGGGCATCCAATCTTCCATAATCCATTGCATGGGCTTTGGCTCATGGCCATATAGGCTGGACGCCTGGACGATCTCAAATTTGGCCGGTGGCTCGATGTTTAATAAGTCTTTGTTATCCAGGACCACATTGACCGGGCGCATTGTGGGCAATTGTGGTTCTATCGCTGCCCTGGTTCGCATTGAATCAATTGACCTTATGACATTGGTCACGAATCCCATGCAATTAATACCTGGGCTGCCTTTCATGCCCTCGGCTGCGTCGGTGAACAAGGCATTTGCACCGTGCTTGTCAACGTCTGCCTGGTACACTTGGCAAATGATTTCTTCCAATGGCTCGGCCCTTTCTAGCATGGCCGCCACGATCTGCTTTAAATAATCGTTTCGACCTTCTGGCACCCTTGGTTCGTCCAATGGTTTTGGTGCTTGTTTAGTCACCAGGTTAACGACGTTATCGGCCATAGCTGCCATAAACTCTGGCGAAATCGTGGTTTGCATTTGGTCCATAATTTCGTCAATGTTTAATAATTCGCCCTCCTGGTATCCCGTAAACGCCACGTCAATGGTGTCCTTTGTACAAGCTGGCTGCCAATATGCCCGGCTTAAATCTTTGCAAGTCGTGTCGATGTTTAAATCCGAACCCAAAATGCGCTCGAAAACATAATTAAAAACAATCGGCCATTCGGTCCGACTGACTAGACGATCAAAAGGAATCACCAAGCGCCACCTCGGCCAATCTTTGCCATGGCTGTGGGTCGAATGAAACGCATAGGCATTGCCAGCCAATTCTGGCTCGACGTCTTGGGGTAATGTCGGCAACCCAGAACACTTTGAATCAAGGCCAATGCCTTGTGAATTGTCATAATCCACCACCATCATCGACATTGAATCAACATTGGCATCACCGCGCTTGGGCGGGTCCATAGAGTAAACAGCGCCGCTATACATCAACCCGGCGTCTTTATTGTTTATTACCTGGTGATCGCTTAAATGGTCTTTTACAAACTCAGGCCAGGGCCTTGACGCGCTTTGTCCTATGCTGTTTTTTACACTGGTAAACAGTGTGTAACGCATCACTTTTCATCACCAAAAACGTCGGGTCGCATTTCGTGGCGTGAGACAAGACCCTTTGCCGCTTGCTCCACCATAATCACCCGGTTGCTCGGCACGCCTTTCCACTGGCTAATCGCCTGGGTGGTGATTTCGTGCCCCTGGGCGCGAATATGCCGTGCCAGGGCCGCAGGACCACCCGCAAAATCGATCGCTGATTTGGTGTAATCGGCCATTTTGTCTTTGCCGGTCAATATGTTCTTTTTCCTAACCATGTTATTAAAACCTTCAATCTGTTATTACTTGATTTCGACTGATTGTAAGTTTTAATTACCAATCTGTAAAACGGCATATAAGCGCGGTTTGAATCAACATAAATTAATTGGTAAGCATAACTTTACATAATTAAGACTTAGGTATAATATTGTACAAAGGGCAATCATGCCTTGAGAGGCTTTATATGTTAACTAATTTTAACTACCCAAAAATGCGATGCAAGAAAATGCATTGGATGACTGAAAATACGATTTGGCAATGGTGGTGCACCTTTACAGACTGCAACAGCCAGCTATTACCAAGGTATGCAGTCGGTAAGCCAGAATTTAAGTTTATGCAAACAAACTTTGGCAATAACCAAAACGAGCAATGCCAGCAAGGTCCACCAATGGGAGCGACGACTAATGCCTAAAAATTCTGACGTACTTCATTATAAAATCAAAGCTGCTAGGGCACACGCCAAAATGACTCAACAACAATTAGCTGACGCGCTGAACGTATCGCGCCCGGCTGTCTCGCTTTGGGAATCCAACGACCCAGAAGTGAGAAACGAACCCACAAGAACCCGCCTTAGAAAATTAGCCATTATCACTGGTGCCCCACTTCACTGGCTCATGGACGACAATGACAAAACCATCCCCGAAAACTTTGGAAAAACAATTAAAGACATCGAAGCAATAAGCCATAAACTGGGCGAATTAACGCCAGAACAAATTACTGCTGTTAGAAATATCATCGACTCTTATTAATTCAACAGCACTTAGAAAAAGCCCCTTTTTTGGGGTTTTTTTGTGCCTAGTTGTTTTGTTACTGTCTAGGAATAATTCTGATTTTATGCGTTTAGTCACATTAATTACCAATAATTAAACAAATGCTATTGCTTGTCTTTTTTTCTTTAGGTATATTATTTGGTGTAAGTTTCACTTACATTAATTGAGGATAGCAAAGATGGAAATTTTGTTACCAGCAATTAAACCGCTGGACGAAGCAATAACCAGGTTAGATTTAAAAGACGCTAACACCATGCTAGCATTAGATTTAATCAGTAATTTTGACGAAGTAACGATTTTAACAATAATAAAGGACGCTAAAAAACAAACTGGCCAGGGATAAATTGCGTAAATTGCATGAAATTCTGTTAGGCCAGTTTTTTTAGCGCCAAATGCTATTGAAACCTAACACTGGTTTTATTAGTAATGCTATTTAAACCTAACATTAAGAGTATGAGTATGAAAATTTCAAATTATACGCTGGCCATAAACACCCTGGGATGCCTGATTTTTGCAATTTGCTCAGTCTGGTTTTGGGTGGGCATTTCAGCATGACCCACACTTTGTTTTTTGTAACGGTCCTTATTGTTAGTCAAATGTTAGTCGAATTAATTTAAAGGAAAAAATATGCACACACCGACGGAAATTGACCAGGCGGCTTTCACGCTCCAAGAAGCAAAAAACCGAATGGAGTTAGTCAAACAAGAAGTGTTAAACGCCGAACTTCACATCATTGATCTAGCTGGCGTAAAAGACGAAGGGACGACCAGTGAATCCGGCAAGTATTTTAAAATCAAAACGGTTGGCAAAGTAACCAGGCGAATTGATTTTGACGCCCTGGACCTACTTAAACAAAAAATGCCCGAAGCGATTTTAAGCAAAGTATTTTCATACAAACCAACCATTGACGTTAAGGCATTGCGCCACATCGAGCTAAACGAGCCGGAATATTACAACGAAATTAGCCGGGCGGTAATCGCCAAGCCGGCCAAAGTCGCTGTCATGGTTGAACTGGTTGAGGACGCTGCGTAATGGCTATTAAACTTATAAGCGCCAAAGATGCGGCATCACAAAACGGCATCAAGGTTTTGATCTATGGACCCGCTGGCGCTGGCAAGACGGTATTTTGTACCAGTGCCCCGGACGATGAAAAAACCTTAATCATTAGCGCCGAGGGTGGATTGCTTTCAATCCAGGATAACGCCCTGGTTGATATTTGTGTGGTCACGTCGATTGATGATGTGTATGAAATATTCAACCACCTCAAAGGCGAACACCCCTATAAATGGGTCTGTTTAGACTCAATAAGCGAAATTGCGGAAGTGGTCCTAAACGCTGAAAAAGCAAAGACTAAAGACCCACGCCAAGCATATGGTGCCCTAATAGATCAAATGACGGCGCTTATTCGCTCCTTTCGTGATCTTCCCACTAATGTTGTTATGACGGCCAAAATGGACCGGGTAAACGACGATCATGCCAATACCCTGCTATTCATGCCCTCGATGCCTGGCGCACGCCTGGCGCAATCGTTGGCTTATTTCTTTGATGAAGTTTTTTGTCTCCGCTTAACTAAAAACGCCGACGGTGTTATTGAGCGGTCCCTGCAAACTTCACGCGACATTCAGTATGAGGCCAAAGACCGCTCCGGCAAATTGGACCCCTACGAATACCCCACCCTGGCAAACATTGCCACAAAAATCCGTAACTAAAAAAGGTATAAAAAATGCAATTTAATTTTGATGCAACAGGAATCGACACGTCTGACGATCGTGGTTTTGAGCCATTACCCCAGGGTAAATATAACGCCATGATTATTGAATCGACCGTGAAAGATACCAAAGCCGGCACCGGCCAATATTTAGAACTTGTTTGCCAGGTATTAGACGGCGCGCACGTTAATCGCAAAGTTTGGCACCGTCTTAATATCGTCAACCCCAACCCCGTGGCTGAAAATATTGGCCGCAAAGATTTGGCGGTATTAATGATTAATTTAGGTTTACCACCACAAATGGTCGACACCCAGGAATTGCACGGAAAACCCTTTGTCATGGGTTTAAAGATTAGCCAGCGAGACGGATACGAGCCATCCAATGATGTGTCATTTACCGCCCCTGCCGCTAACCAGCCCACGGCTGCGCCAATGGTTGGCCGACCCACTCCACCACCAACCGCGACTGTTGCCGCGCCACCCTGGGGATAATGTAATGGCGACCATACCACAACCGTATAACAGCACTATCGAAGCGATTTACCGAAAGTTTGAAACCAGCCATGTTGAATCAAGCCGCGCGCATCTTGGCGCAAGTATGATCGGGCGCGAGTGCAACCGGGCGCTGTGGTATGGGTTTCGCTGGGCCACCGTGCCCAACTTCCCTGGGCGCGTGCTGCGCTTATTTAAGCGCGGCCACGATGAGGAAGATTATTTTATCCGTGATCTTATGGCTATAGGTGTCCAGGTGTGGGCGGTTAACCAGGAGGGAAAACAATTTGGCTGCACGTTTCACGGTGGCCACTTTGCTGGCTCATGCGACGGCGTGGCCAAAGGTCTGCCCGAATCACCCAACAAAGCCCATTTACTGGAATTTAAAACCCATAACCATAAATCGTTTGCGCTGCTCAAAAAGCAAGGCGTGCGCGAATCTAAACCCGAACATTACGCCCAAATGCAAGTGTATATGCACGGCCTTGGGCTTGAGCGCGCAATGTATATGGCAGTCAGTAAAGACACCGACGAACTGTATACCGAAAGATTTGAATACAACCAGGAGGATGCTTTGGCGCTGGTCGAAAAGGCCAGGACCATTATTGCAACCGACGAACCACCGCCTGGCATAAGCACCAGGAAAGACTTTTTCAAGTGTAAATTCTGCGACCACCAAGACGTTTGCCACCGTGACGAATTGCCCCAGGTGAATTGCCGGACGTGTATTCATGCCCATGTTGATATTGACCAGGGCGGGTGGCGCTGCCTTTTCCATGACAAAAAAATAACAACCGACGATCAGCGCGCCGGGTGCGAAAAGCACTTATACAACCATCACCTGGTTCCCCATCAAATGGTGGATATGGATGCCCCTGGTAACAGCGTTAAATATAGAAAAGTCGATGGGGTCGAGTTTTATAACGGCCAGAAAACCGCTCCTGGTTATTACACCAGCGCCGAAATAAAAGCCGCACCGGCATTATTGGGCGACCCTGGAGCCGATAGTTTACGCGCCACATTTGGTGGCGTCTTTGTGGATGGCGACGAATGATGGGTTTTAAACGATGGACCGAAAAAGAAGATCAATTTTTGCGCTTTAATTATGTGCGTTATACGAACGAAATATTAGCCAATAAAATGGAGCGATCTTCTGGCGCAATAAAGGACCGGGCTGGACGGTTGGGAATTAATAAAACTGGGTCCAGAAAACGATGGACCAAAACCGAACATAACTACCTGGCAAAAAATCGAGAAGTTTTGCCCTTTTCTGTGATTGCCAAAAAACTGGGCCGCTCTAGGGCGGCGGTTGCTAATCGTTGTACGTTATTTTTTAACGACCCGCCAGAATTCGACATTGATTTTGATGATCTAAACAAGGCGCATTTCAACCCATTTTTAACGGGAAAAATAGGACCAAAAATAAATGTTAAACAATAAAATAAAAAATGCTCCCCGTTTCCCCTGGAGTGACCAAGACACACAATTTCTTTTGAATAATTACCATTTAAAGACCGTAAGAGATATTGGTTTGATAATTAATAAACCCTCACAAGCGGTCGTATTTAAATGCCGGCGATTAGGCATTAGTAATGTCCCGTTGCAAAGAGCTTTGCGGGAAGGGAAATTTGAAAAGGCTTTGGAAATTTACAATAAAACAGGACGCTTTTGTCATTTCTTAACCACACGATTTGGCCACGAAAAGCCTGGTTATCAATCCCGGCATTTTGGTATTTAATATGCAATTACGCGATTATCAAAAGGATTCAATTGACGCGCTGTATTCTTATTTTGAAGAGAACGCGACCGGGCACCCTATCCTGGTGCTTCCAACGGCTGCCGGTAAATCGGTAATCGCTGGCGAATTTATACGGGGATTAATTCAGCAATGGCCAGGGCAAAGAGTGCTTTTGCTAACCCATGTAAAAGAATTGATTTCACAAAATTACGAGAAATTAATGACGCTTTGGCCTGACGCCCCGGCGGGTATTTATTCTGCCGGGTTAAACCGACGCGATACGGACCACGATATTATTTTTGCGGGTATTCAATCGGTCCACAAACGAGCCACTGAAATTGGCCACATTGATTTAATTATTATTGACGAATGCCACCTTGTGCCAAAAAAAGGTATGGGAATGTATTTGCGATTTTTGAAAACCATGGGCGTGATTAATTCTAAAATCCGCGTCGTTGGATTAACTGCAACACCCTACCGGCTTAACTCTGGTTCACTCATTGATGGTGACGACCGATTATTTACTGACGTGGCTTTTGATGTTGATGTAATGCAATTGGTTAACGACGGTTATTTATCGCCCCTGGTGCCAAAGGCCATGGATAACGAATTCGACCTGTCAGAAATTAACACCAGGGCGGGTGACTATAAAACCGATCAACTGCACGCGCTCACCGATAATGACGCCCTAGCAAGAATGGTATTGGTTGAGATTCTAGCCTATGGCCGCCAGCGTAAATCCTGGCTGATCTTTTGTACCGGCGTAAATCATGCCGAAAAGATGGCCGAAATTATAGCAGAGCATGGCATTACCACGGCGACAATTACCGGGGCCACGCCCACCGACGAGCGCGATTATATCCTGGAGCGATTTAAAGCCGGGCACATTCAATGCCTGACCAACTGCGACGTGCTAACGACCGGCTTTGACGCGCCAGCAATTGATATGTTGGTCTTTTTGCGCCCCACTCAAAGCCAGGGGTTATATGTGCAAATGTGCGGCCGTGGGATGCGCCTGGCTGAAAGTAAAAACGATTGCCTGGTCCTAGACTTTGGCGGTAACACTCAACGCCATGGGCCAATAAACGCGCTGAATCCACAAGGCGAACAAAAGGCAAAGGGAAGTAAGGCAACACCACCGTCTAGGACGTGCCCAGTTTGTAAAACCATTATGGCCGCCTCTTGCACTAAATGCCCCGAATGTGGCCACCGCTTCCCACGCGATATAACCCATGACCAAACCGCTAGCACGGCCGCCCTTTTGGTGGATTTGGCTTTGCCTATTCCTATAAAACACGAATGGCATAACGTCAATAATGTGGCTATTTCTAGGCATAAAAAACTTGGCAAACCCGATTCGGTCCGGGTGACTTATCGGACCACCGGGGGTGACTTTTCGACCTGGGTTTGCCCGGCTCATGGCGGGTATACTGCCGACAAAGCACGCCGATGGATACACGATCATTTTCCAACATTACTAGACCCAACCACGGATGGTATTTTAAACAATGTTGATTATAAAAATGGAATCGCCCCATATTCTATCCGCGTCGACCAAAGCGATAAATACCCCAACATCACCGATTATGACTTTTCTGAATATCGAGAAGAATTACCTTTTTAAACCTAATAATGCTATTTGAACCTAACATAATGAAAAAACATTTAATCTTAAATAATGACCAAATAATAATGCAAACTCAGCTATATAGCGTTATTGGGTTTTATTTTAAAAAACTATGGTGTACCCTTTGCATTACAAATGGTATCACCCATCCAATTATAACCAGGGTGATTTATGCTTGATAAAGTAACCATTAAGAAATTTTCTGATCTGTCCGGGTATAGTGAGGACGCCATAAGGTCCAAAATAAAGGACGGTATATGGCTCGAAAATCAGGTTTATTTTAGGGCACCAGATAAACGAATTTTAATAAGCCTGGGGGGCTTTGAACAATGGGTAAACCAACAATTTACAAAAACGTCCGTGCCGCATCTAAAAATTCAATCGAACTACGATTTGCCTATCCAGACCCGAAAACAGAACAACGCGAAAGGGTTAAAATGCAGCCCACCCCCGCTAATTTAAAAAGGGCTTTTGCTCATTTAGTAATGATAAATGACGCCATAGCAGATGGCTCTTTTGATTATGCAAAGACATTCCCAAACTCTAAAAGAGCGGCTTTATTTACAAATACCGGTCAAGTGTATGTGTATTTAAAATCTTGGTTATCTCGCCAGGCTCACATCAAATCAGGCACATATAATTTTTATAATCACATTATTGAAGGCCAGGTAAAGGATTCGACTATTGCAGAAATGCGCCTGGTTGATCTTACCTGGTCCCATGTTCGTGACTGGGTTTCTGATATGAACGTCAAGCCTAAAACGCGCTCTGGGCGTTTAACGCCGCTTAGAGGCGCATTAGATGATGCGGTAGACGATGGCATTATCCCATCAAATCCATTAACGGGTCGTAAGCTAAAACAGCAAAGCGTAATCATACCGTCCGAAGCATCACGAATC